GTCACTTATGTAAGGACCGGTATAGTTGGGCAGATACTTTCCTACGTTCACCATATTTTTACGCCACCTCCTCCGTTTTTATAATTAAACTCAACATGAAACTCATAAAATAAAACATATAATCAAGTCCCCACTTAGACTTGGTCATCCACTAAGCGCTCGAGAACATCATCCAGGAGTTCGAAACGCACATCTTCTTCGTCCTCGCCTGACTCATACCCCTTACACTTGTAGCGCAAATAATTTCGCGACTTATACAGCGTCAACGGATACAAAGTAGGGTTGATCTTACGAAAATGCTTGTACATCTTCTGGAAGAAATTGAAGTGTTTATCACTCCAGCAATAATTGATCATCGCTGAGCTCAGAGCCATAGGCAAATCAGCCGCCTTGACTCTCTTCAATTTCTCGAGGTGCTTCGTGGTACGGACGGGTTCGAATCCAATGACTCCGCCACAGTCCTTGAATACGTTGCTGAAGAACTCGGATCCCAAGAACTTATCATGCTCTTTGAACTCGATTTCAAATCCCAGTTCCGCAGCTTTCAATTTGTACTCTGACAACTTGATCTGCTCAATGAACGACTGAAGTGTATCATCCCCACCGGCAACTCTCACGTTACCGGCGGCCAGAATCTCAGCATCAGTCAGTCCTAAGCGAATCATGACTAGAATATCAAAAGCTAACTGCGACTCGGAATTTCCAAAAATGGTAAGCAACCATCCGCTCTTCATTATGCCGGGCACAGTCACTTCGTATACTTCGCCGTTGGTAAACACGTATTGTGCTCCTTCAGCTACTTCACGAATGGCTCCCCGCACATCAATGATGTACTGAGCGAATTCCTCATCGTCCATGTCCGCTGGTTGCACAGCCAGCCGGACTACCAATTCCTCCAGGATCACAAAGAAATAATCGAACATGTTATAGTCCCAATTACTCTTATCACACTCCACTACCTTCCTTCCCTTGAATAAGGCGGCTAGATGTTCACAGTGACCTGGGTTTCCAGGTGAGAAAGCGTACTTGACTGGGCTATCTTTCCACTTAGCCACGGCTACGTCAAGCATCTCGCTAAACAGCGCTTGATTTTTGATCATCTTTTCGAGAGGAAATCCGGTAACACAACGAGGCATTCCTCGATTCAACTTCTTTCGCTTGGCGGCTTCAGCTTTTAGGAACAACTTCAGTCTTAGAGCAGCGTTCCACTCTCTCTCAACGAGCTCCACGACACCTGTTTTACCAAGCTTGCGAAGAACGTCGCCATTAG